TTAGAATCTGGGGATAACGCAAGAACAAAATATTTTGCTAAAATAAATTGACTTTGGAAAATCTGTTCAGGACTCATACGAGCAAACCATTCATAATGTATTCTGCTTAATATTTTTGAATCGGGAATCCAAATACCATACATTTTACCGTAAAAATGAAGGTAATCCTCACTTAATAATGTATCTACTGTTACTGCTTCATCATCAACAGTTCTAGTTCCTACATCGGTTCCTGGAATCAAACGCATTTTTCCTTTAACAATTTTTTGATTACACCAGCTATCAAATTCTCCAAGAAATTGAGTTTGTGCTGTATAATCTTCTGAAATTTTCATTTCTATAAAATTGATAAACTCTTTTACTGTTTCATTATTTTTATGTGCTCCCATAAAATGTGCGTCTGGATAAAATAATTTACTAGTAGATGTAATATTTATATCATAATTTTCACAAACAAACATGGTATTATGATTTGTTCCTTTATTGTATAAACCAAGTAAATCTCTAAAACATAAGAATGAAATAGGAACATTTATTCCACCATAATTGTAAATAAGCTTTGCTATTGCTAATTGTCTTATATACTTCTTAATTGGATCACCAATTAAATCCATATTAATATTCCAATTTGGAATAAGTTTTTCAAATGTATTATCGTCTATTAAAACAATTTTAAATGAATCCTCACAATTTTTTATAATACTTTTGACCGTTAAATATAAATATGGTTGATTTAATTCAGTTGAACTTCTAGAACCAAAACTTAACCATTTTCGCGAGTTATATTCATGAGGAATATAAATCCATAAAATAGGTTTCTTACTCTTTTCTACCTTTTTATCTTTTAATAAATATTTTTTGATTTCTCCATAATTATCAAAATTAGCATTTGAACTTTGTTTTTCTAGATATTTTTGATAAAGTATACCTAATGCTATAAGTATTACAAATAAAATTATATAATTAGCTACTAACATATAATATAATTTTATATTATATTTTTTTACTTCGTTATAAAATTAAATATTAATTTTATTATATTATAATAAAATATGTTTTTACGACTAAATAATCTAACTTTTAAACAGTGGCTTACTATTAAAACCATTTATTTCGTTAAAAATATGTTACCCAATAGAATTTATATTTTATTTTTACAATTAATATCTAGTTTATCCAAAAATTCTATTATGAAAAATTTATACAAATTATGTCCACCATCTAACTTTCCTCTAGCTGCGACATTCTGTTATAAAATTAAAAATTTATTAACCGGTTAATCGTTTTATATCACCCCAAAATGATTGTTGTTTTTGTTTCACTTTTTCAGCTTCTTGTGCGTATTTAAATGCTAAAGCTGCTGATTGCTGATCCATTTCATTTTTTTGTTTTAATAAAATGCGTTCAGATTCCTCTTTAGACAATGGATTACTATCAATTCTATCTCGGTTGGATTTATATTCATTTACATTTTTAAATTTAGGCATCTTTTCATAATCTTCTTGTGTAACTGGTATCAAAGTTTCTGTGTAAGCTTGTCTTAAATCTGTATATGAATCGGTTGTAAAAGAAGAATCTCCTGATAATAATGAACCGCCTAAAGATGATGAATACATATCTGTAATGCCTGTATAAATACTAACCGCTTGAATTTGTTTCTTTTTTCTTTCAAAAACTTCATTCATATTTCCCTTTGTAACATTTTCTCCAATATTTAAAAAATCATCATCGCTTTTTAACCAATCGCCATAACCCAGGTCTACTGGATTGTCTATACGATGCTTTTCAAAACTTTCATTGAACCAACTATTAAAATTTTTTGGATCTTTGAATTTTGTATTGTTTTCAAACATATTATCCAAAATACTTTTGTTACTTTCTTCAAAATAATCTTCGTCTTTATAAGTTTTTTTAGTGCTTTTATTTTGAAATTCATATATAGAAAATAATGTTTTATATGCTTTTGAAAAAAATAAGAAATATTTAGCATCTAATCTTGATTTATCTGGATGCATCTTTAATACAATTTGTTTTGCTTCTTTCATACTAGCATCATTAAGATTATTATTTTGTATATTAAATAAGCGGAATAAATCTTCTAATGAATAATTATCTATATCTAAATCCAATGTATCCAGAGTTGTGTTATAAAAATCTACTGGCTTTGATAAATTAGATGTCTTAGTTATATAATTATCATTTTTTTTATTAGTAAATGATTCTTTTTTATTAGAATAATAATTATTATTAGTTTCATGGATTTTTATTCCACTTTTTGGACAACTTCCACTTTTAAAGCAATTCATTTTGTATTTATTATATAAAATAAATTATCTATGATTACGTGAAATGTTATTCATCATAATTACAATTGTTATAATTACAATTGCTACATTTACAATTTCCATTACAATTACAAATACCATCATCTAAATAAATACTATATACATTATGATTTAAATATGGATATAGAGATTTTAATTTAGGAGGATTAGAAGAAATATTTTCTTTAATAAATTCGGAAATTTTTTTATTAGATAATGGAAGTTTTATATATTCTCCTTGAACTGAATAAAAAAATAAGTCTTTAATTTCAATTCCATCAAAATGATGTGAAATTCTTGAAAAAAGGTCAAACATTGTTTCCGTTTTATAAACAGATATCATTTCACTATAACCACAACATTTTGTTACATCAAATATATACATTTTTTTATTCATAGAATTTACATATTTTTCAAAATTTTCATTATATTGATTATCCATTTTTTATATTATTATATATTTTATTTTTAACTAAAAATTATATAATATAGTATTTTTTATTTTCCAATCATTGGTTGAACTGCCAATAAATGTAGACCACAACGTTTAAAAAACGCATCTAACGCATTTGGATCTGCTCCTGTAATGGAGTCATCTGGAATAAAACCAGTATTACCTTTTTTATAACATAATAATACCGGAATCCCATTAACCATTCTTTTGCTCTTTAAATATGTATATAAATCAAAAGATTCATCTACATCAATTTCACAACAAATAACAGTATCAGGTGATGAAGCAAAAAACGCATCAACTACTGGCTTTATTTTTTTACATGGTCCACACCAAGTTGCTCCTAATTTCACAATTACTAAACCAGGGTTTTTTTCTAATAAACGTAAAAAATGATCTCTACTTTGAAAATAAGATATAATAGTCTTTTGAGACATTTTATACACTATTAGATAATAAATTATTCATAATTCCGCACATTATAAATAATTTCGCACATTATAAATAATTCCGCACATTATGAATAATTCCGCATATTATAAATAATTCCGCACATTATACATAATTTCGCACATTATAAATAATTTAGCACCTTATAAATAATTTCGCACATTATAAATAATTCCGCATATTATAAATAATTATATTAGATATTAAATTTATTTATTTTTTATTTCTTCTTTTTATTGTTTTCTTACTTTTTCTACTTTTTTTTGTTAGTTTTTTACCTTTTCTTACAGATTTGCGTGTTTTTCTTTTTTTTCCTACATTATTAATTCTTTTAGTACTTTTTCTTAATCTTTTACCTCCTGAATTATTTGTTGGACCAAATAACCAAAATGACCAATGCATTTCTTCAGTATCATCAGATAAATTTGTAATTCCTGAAACGTCGGTATCTTGAGATCTATTATAAGAATCTGATTGAAAGGATGCTGATTCATTCACTATTGACGTAGGTTGTGTTACAATTTGTAAACTTTCTTCTTCCATTGTATTTGGAATAACAGCAGGATTTTGCTCAACTATTGCTTCCAAACGTTGTTGAACAATTTGTCCATCCATTTCTCCTAAAGATATACCACCTCCAGCAAGTGGTGTATTTAATAATTGATCAATAGTTTGAACTGTTGCCATTGATCTTGCTGAATTTTGACTTTGTAATGTATTAACGGATTTTTGTGAACTTAGTGAACGCACTGAACTGCCACTGTCTTGAGATTCAACACGAAAGGAAATGTCTTGATATTCACTAGTTAGAACATTTCCTAATCTATCTGCTATACTATCAATTATTGAAGAAGCTGCGTCAGAAACTAACGCAGCCCCTTGGCAAACTAAACGTCCTGCTTGTAGAGAACAATCACTTACTAATTGGGAAGCACTACTTCCTAATAATCTAATTGATTCAGTTGTATCAATACCGGCATTTCTTAAAAGATAATAAATAGTTGTGACAACTGCTCCTGAGTTTTGAATATTTCGGAGTTGTGGATTGATTCTATTCATTAAACTAAATAAGGGTCCTAAATAGGGAATACTATTAAATCCACCTCTTAAATTAGCTGGTAAATAATTAAATGCCATACCTGAGGCAACAATTAAAGATGTTAGTTGTCTGATAAGGTCAGGAGTAGCTTGATACAAATTAGTTAATGTAACAGCTAATTGCTCAATGGCAAAATTAATAGTTAATGTTCCCAATTCTAATAAAAGCGCACCAACGTTTGGTTCTGAATTATTAAAATCGTTTTCATTTAACCTTGTATCAATTGAATTTAAAATAATATTAAACATTTGTGATTGTTCACCATATGTTAGTTGTTCGGACATTCTTTGTGCTAATGGTTGAAATCGTCTTAAAAAATCAGCACGTAATAATTGAAATTGATCTCTTTCTTGTTCACCCATTTGTGCCATTTCAGAAGCCACTCGTTGTTCTTCATTTTGTCTTCTGACAAGTTGAGCTTCGTTAAAAGCTTCTTGTAAAGCATCATTAAGTTGTTGTTGAATTGCTAAAAAATTATCTGATATTTCTGTTTCTGGAACTCTACTAGCATCAGCAACTAATGAGAGATTTTGACCTAATTGAGTTAATTCACTAATTATATCGCGATTATTTGGAACAAATGCTTGTAAGTTTACAACTTTTTGTCTTTTTTGTGGTTGTTCAGGTTCAATAAAATCTGGACCTCTTTTATCTCCAGGGTTATCATCGTTATCACTCATATATATAATAATGAGGTAAAAAAACAGAAAATTCTTCTAAATTATATTTTTTTGTATAACAGTTTCTTTTGCTATTTTTGAAATAATCTTATCATAATTTTTTTCTGACTCCTCTTTTGTTAGTCCATTCATAGCATTGGAAACAATTTTTAGATACTGATCATTTTTTTTAGAACTAGAATCAAAGCAATCTGGATTTTCTTTTTGCCACACAGGAATTTGCTTAATATTTTTAGATGTAATTGTTTTAATTGCTAATTTGAGTTTATCTCTATCATTATTTTCTTTTTCCCATACATCTTTATCTTTGATATAAATAACTTCTCGTTTTAAATCTGAACAGTGTATTGGGCGACTATTTATATTTAAATCGTTTAATCCATTTAAGAATATTTTAGTTATACCATCAACATAGCCTAATCTTCCTGTATCTTCTAGATCTTTAATTTTTACTTGTAAAGAATCTAAAAACTCGGAAATATTCAAAGCATCTTTACACTGAACATTTAAAAACATTTGTAAATTGAAATTATTGTTAGTTGTATTATTGTTGGTAGTATTATTAATAACTGTATTATTTTTAGCAATATCTACCATTTTCATATTTTGTTCAATTAATAATTGTTTAACTTCATTGTTTTCTTTAATGATAGTTTGAATTAGTTCTTCATTGCTTGAAAAATATTTTAATTGAAATTTTTCATTATTATTACAAATTTTATTATGTTTCCATAATCCCTGTCTATATTTATATTTCTTACCACATTCGCATTGATAATATTGCTTTGGCTCAACCTCCTTTTTGGCGAGAAAATGTAACTCTTTTGTCCTCTTTTTATGTTTCAGTGTCATAATATGTTTGTCCAAATCACTTTGTTTACAGCATGTATACTCGCAAATTTCACAAAAAAAATTCTTGGCGAGTTTTGGCGAGTTTTTGTCATCCATTTGTCTCCTAAATAGAGGACAGAAAAAATCGCCGAGAATTTTTCGTAAAAAAATTTATGCTCACAAAGCAAAACGCATAAATTTAGAAAATGAGAGCATTATGGTAAGAAACTCAATTTCAGACCCCCTTTTTCAAGACTTTTTTCGGATTTTCATTTTTGGACATTTTTAAAAATGTCCAATTTCAAAAACCAATTCACTTTTATAAATCGAAGTTGATGACTGAAAAAATACCCCAGTATCAGCGTTCTGGGTTCCAAACCATTTATGATAACAATACTAAAAAAAAATTGTTACCATATTTTTAAGTTAATAAATGACGATGACTTTCAATAAATCGTTCTAATTCATTAATATCAATATCTCCCATTTCTACATGTGATTCCCAGAAATATCTACAATAAGCCCATACAAATTCACAATTACCTTTGTACCAATGATCATAGCGACGAATTAATTCATAATAAAGTTTATTGGGTAAAAGGCTAAGTGAAGCACGTGGTAAAACATAACATAATTGAACAAATTCGGAGACAGGATTAGCAGGTTTATTAGGTATAAAAACTGTTTCAAAAATAGGAATATATTTGATTAGATCTTCAAGTAAAGGCGGATAATTATATTTATAACGCCATCTCCAATCTGGACATCCAATAGAATAATATTTCATAGTCCATTCAAGCCCTTGAAGATAATTTATCGCAATATCTTTTTTCTGTTCGTTACTAGTATCAGAAGTTATTCCAAATAATCCGCGATAATAACGTGTTTGCCAATATGGTTTTAAAGGGTTAATATACTGCTCCATTTCTCTTTCATATAAAGGAATTGAAACGAATTTATTTAATTTTTCTTCAGGGGTAGTATCAGGAATACCATGTTTTGATTTTGAAGAACGAACACGATGCTCTTTAATAATAAATTCCTCTTCTAAATTTGCCAATTGTTCTACCACTTTTCTTACATTATTCCAATAAATTGTTTTTCCATCAGTGAGATTTTCATTATTGTTACCAATAGTAGAACGATAAGCATTAATCATTTTATCAACACCACCTGTTCTAATATTTATAGCTGGAAAATGTGGTAAAAAATCATTACCTAAAAAAAAACATAAAAATACATAATCGTAAACTTTATTAATATCCTTCTGAATATCTATATCTCTATCATTATTCATATATCGTATTATACTTTTTGTTAGCTCTGGAATATCCATAATATAATTAGCATTTGGTTCCAAAGAACTATCAATTGATTGAATAAAATGAGGCGTTTCTCTAAAAAGATAAATATTTGGACAAAAGTTTAGATGATTAATTGATAGCATAATAAGATCAGCATCTAGGCCATATATAATAGTAGTTTCTTTAGAATGTTTTTCAGGATTGGATCGTATAAACTCAAATAATTTATGTTCTCCTTCACCAATAAAATTAGAACCGGATACAATAATATTGGCAACATTATAATTAGTAAATGATTGATCATTGAAATGTTTAGTAATAATATCATTTAATTCATTCATAAATTTAGTTCCTGGTGTTATAGCAGTAGTATTCCACGCATCATATTTGTCTTTTTTTAAAATCATATGGGACATTTCATTTTGATACCATGATTTATAACGACGAGCTCTTTGTTGTTCTAATTTTGCTACAGGAGCTACGCCATCAAAAGCAATTATAACTGTTTGTGATGGTTGAATTATAGAAATGTATTCTTCAATTTTTGAAATAACATTTTTTATAATACTTATAGATACTGTTTCTGTAAGCTTATCAAATTCTATTTTACTATAAACATCATAAATAATAGAATTACAATCTAGATATAGATTATCAACTTTTAACGAATTAGAAAAATATTTTTGTATAATATTAGAATAATTTTTTATAATATATGAAAAATAACTAGGGATTCCCATAAGAATATATAATTATCATTATATATATCTAATATTGTTCTATTATATATATAAAACTTAATTTATTCAAAACTAATAATTTGTAAATATAATATATATATAAATTATGACAACAAGTGATAAAATAGTTAATAATTCAAAAAAAGAAGGGATTAAAAAAACTTCACCAGAAATAATCGTTTTAATTGAAAAAAAAATGTTATTTTTTCAGGATGTAATTCAGAAAACTATTTTACATGTTCAAAAAAATAAAATGTTAGATATTATAGGATTATCTGAAGTTAATAATTGTATAAATATTTTATTTGAATTGAGTTGTAGAATAAAAAAAATAAATGATATAAATATATTATCAAATACTGACAATATTATCAATATATTACAAATAGTTAATAATGAATTATCATGTTTATTTAAATTATATGGAACTGAATCTTTTGAAGATTTATTATGGATTTGTTTTGGAAATAATTCAATAAATACATATACTATTTCAGATATGGAAAAAAATAAATTTGAATTGTTAAAAAAATATTTTCATCCTACAAGTTATAAAGTATTAGTTTCCAAGAAGGAAGGAGATAAGTCTACAAAAATAGATGATAATGTATTTAATGAAAAATCAAAAAATTTAGATACAGCTGATATTAATATAAAAATAAAACAGTTTCAACTAAAAGTAAATGGAATTCAATTAATAGTTCATAGTCCAAATAATAAAAAAAGTTTAATAATAACTGGCCTTATAGATGATATAATCATAGATTTTTTAAATAATAAATATATAAATTTTAAAAGTAAGTCAATCCGAGAAAATATAACACAATCAGAGAATTTTCAATGCGACACATTTGAAAGATATTTTCAATCATTGAATTTAAAAGATTATTTATTGTATGAAACTCATGATATATATTCCAGATATATAGGATATTTAAGTAATTTAAATAATATAAGTCAAAAACCAATCGCACAATTAATAAAAGATTTTATAATTTCAGATTTATATATAAAACGTAGCATTATAATTCAATTATTAATAAAATCTGATAAATATGATAATCAATATTTAGCTTATCTATTATATGATATTCTTTCAAATGATTCAAATGGTTCAATAGATACAATAGAACAAACAATTTTATTTGATAGTTTTCCCTGGTCTATAAAACAATATTTTAAAGAAGCAATGAAAAGAACTATACAATATACAAATGATTTATCTAATTTTGATATACAAAAAATACCTTTGGAACAACAAATTTGTTTATTAAAAGTTTCAGATGCTGTAAAAGAAAAGGCGATGCTGAAACTAAAAGAAGTTAAAGCCAAATCCGAAGATTCGGGATCAAAAGCTAGACAATACTTGGATGCTTTATTAAAAATTCCTTTTAATGTTTATAGAAGAGAACCAATATTAGATATAATGAATGAAATAAAAACTAATTATACTAACATGCTTAAAATAAGTAATATAAATAATAGTGAAATAAAAGAGAATTATACAAGCTTGGAAATTTTAAAATCTATAAAAGACTATAAACAATCAAGTTTAAAACAAAATATTTCAATTGATATAAATAAAATAAAAAATAATATATCTTTGTGTAAAAAGTCAGAATTAGTAGACTATATTGTAAAAATTAATAAAATACTATCAAAATTAAATATGACAGAATCATGTTTAAAGTATTCCAAAATATCAAAAGGTATTTTAATAAAATATATAAAAAATTTTATTGATACATTTTCTCATGATAATGTAATTTTGAGTGAAGTTTTTGTTATTATAAATAATAATGAACAATATAAAAATATTTTGGTTTTAATAAATGAAATAGAAGATAAATTTGGAAAGATCAATAAATATATAGAAAATGTTAAATTTACCTTAGATAACGCAATTCATGGTCATGATAAAGCTAAAAAACAAATAGAAAGAATAATTGGTCAATGGATTAATGGAAAACAAGATGGATATTGTTTTGGATTTGAGGGGCCCCCAGGTATTGGTAAAACATCAATGTGTAAGAAAGGATTATCAGAATGTTTAAAAGATGAAAATGGTGTTTCAAGACCATTTGCTATGATTCAAATGGGTGGTGATTCCAATGGGTCTAGTTTACATGGTCATAATTATACATATGTTGGATCAACATGGGGATCTATAGTTCAAATATTAATGGATAAAAAATGTATGAATCCTATAATATTTATAGATGAAATAGATAAAATTTCAAAGACAGAACACGGTAAAGAAATAATAGGTATTTTAACTCATTTATTAGACCCAGCACAAAATGATTGTTTTCAGGATAAATATTTTTCAGGAGTGGATTTAGATTTATCAAAAGCATTATTTATATTATCTTATAATGATGTAGAAGCTATTGATAAAATATTATTAGATAGAATTCATCGTATAAAATTTAAGAGTTTAACTTTAGAGGAGAAATTGGTAATATTAAATAAATATATATTACCTGAAATATATGAAAAAATGGGTTTAAAAAATATGATTACATTCTCAAATGATGTATTAAAATTTATAATAGAAGAATATACGTTAGAATCGGGAGTTAGAAAATTAAAAGAAGTTTTATTTGAAATAATCTCTGAAATAAATCTGGATATTTTAAAAAATTTTGACACAAATTATGATATTCCAATTGAAATTTCAATTGATGATATAAAAACAAAGTATTTTAAAGATAAACAAGAAGTGATAATAAGAAAGGTTTCCTCTAAAAATGAAATAGGATTTATAAATGGAATGTATGCTACAAGTCAAGGTGTTGGAGGATTCTTACCAATACACGCAAAATATTTTCCATCAGATAAATTTTTGGATTTAAAACTAACAGGGTTACAACAAGATGTTATGCGAGAGAGTATGCATGTTTCATTAACTGTAGCATGGAATTTAACCGTAAAAGATAGGCAACTATTTTTAAGAAAGATGTATGATAATGAATATAATAAATGTGGAATAAATATTCATACAGGCGATGGTTCAGTAGCCAAGGATGGCCCAAGTGGTGGGTGCGCAATAACTTGCGCATTATATAGTCTTTTAAACGACATTCCTATAAAACCAGCATTTGGAATTACAGGCGAAATACAAATGTCCGGAGAAATAACTGCTATAGGTGGATTAAATTATAAAATATTAGGTTCCCTGAAATCTAATGTGAAATCATTTATATTTCCAAAAGAAAATGAAAAAGATTTTAATGAGTTTTATGAAAAGTATAAAAATGATGAAATACTTAATAATGTTAATTTTTATCCTATAAGTCATGTAAAAGAAGCATTGGAATTAATTTTAGAAAAATAAAGTAAAAATCATATTATATAATCCAAATATTATTTTATTAAAATTAAAATAATATAATAAAATAATATATGTCTGACACAGGGAATAATATTTTATCCAATTTATTAGATATTTTATATTCATTATCATTTTATGCTCCTTTAATAATATGTATTAGTATGATTGTTTTGTCTGTATTTACATCATCTTGGGCAAAATTAGGATTTTATTTTTTATGGATTTTTGTAATAACTTGTTTAAGAGTACTAGTTTTTAAGGGAATAGGAAACAATAATAATGAAAATTTACCTGAAAAATGTCTAACAGGAATAATGTTTATACCTCAAGATATTACATATAGTACATATATTTTGAGTTTTACATTAATGTATTTATTAATGCCAATGATAATACTAACAAATCAAGCTAAAATAAATGTTATTAATTATAGCGTTTTGGGATTTTTTATATTTTATATAGTATTTGATATAGGTATTAAATATACATTATCATGTATAACTTCATTATCTACAGGATTAATTTTATGTGATATAATAAGTGGTTTATTTTTAGGAGGTATAATTTCAGGACCATTAATGTTTGGAACCAATTTAAAGAAATATTTATATATTAATGAAATGAATTCCAATAAAGAAGTTTGTTCTTTGCCATCTAAACAACAATTTAAATGTAAATTATTTCGTAATGGTGAATTGGTAGGGAATATTTAAAAAAAATATCAAATATTTATAAATCAAAATGAATTAAATTACTCATCAACCATTTTTTTAATGAAGACATCATGATGTTTCTATGAAATGATTCTGTAATTAATTTCATATTACCTTTTGTATTGAAATTTCTAGAAAAAGAATTATAAGTTTCAATAACATTTCTAGTTTTATAATATTGTAAATCGTAATATTTAAAAGGAACATAACGTTTTCTTTTATTAACTACGTTATGAAATACAAATAAAATATTTATTAAGTCAGTTTTACATTTTATATTATTTTTATTTACTTTTGACCAGAATGACTTTGAATGTTGCGAACAATCTGGACAAGGTAAATTGTTACAAATATTAATAATAAAAGAAATTAAATTACTACCTATTATGGGAAAACTATCATCTTTAATTTTTTCACTTATTGTATGTAAAAATACCCAAGTTGGAGGGCCCCAATTATTAGGTGACATATAACTAAATAAAATAAAATAAATTTAAAGATATTCTGTAAATATATATATTTAATATGAAATATAAAATAGAAGGTGATATAAATTTTTATGATTCATTAATAAAATCATTGGATGATGAATCAGATGATGATGAAATAATGTGTAAGATAAGTGGTATGCCATTAAATGATAAAAATGTTACATTAGAATGTAATCATAAATTTAATTATGATGCCTTATATAAAGAGATTTGTAAACAAAAATTTGATTTTAAAACATACGAAGTACATTTATTATCAAAAAAAGAACAATTAAAAATGCGAGATTTAAAAATAGATTATTTTATAAAGTGTCCTTATTGTAGAAGTGCTCAATTTAATATT